GTGACATCTGGTTGCGGATTCCTCCGCAACCATTTTCCAGAGCAACATTAGGCTTTTCAAAGCCCCTCCTTCCTGATGGATTGAGGTTAGCTTTCCTTAGCCTAATGAACCTCCGACCACTCGCTGCCCCAATACAGCATTAGGGACAGCGGTGTGGCTTAGGCGCTGAATAGAACTCATCACAAACCTCAAGACCATGGGACGATATAATCGCCCACATGGCTACGAGGACGGATGCCAAAAGTACCATTCCAAGTACTATAAGGAATCCGTAGATGAGTCCTTTCACAAAGCAGTACAGTAGGTATTCTATAGTATGCCAAACGGAGAAACTCCGTCCAACGTACTTAGAACCGCTATGAACGTAATTATCCAAATTACGAACAATAGCGTATAACCTACGAATACCGCCACGCCTAACTCTCACCGCCAAGCAATTTGTCGATGAGAGCATCCGAAGAAGCCGTATAGAGGGCCTTGAAGCCCGAATACACGGCCTTTACGTCGGCATTCGTATACCCGACGGCCGGAACGTCGAAGACCATGTAATGAGACATGGAAACTTCTCTGTTCTGGTCGGGGATAAACGGATCCGCCGTGATCTTCGAATGGTCAACTCGGAGAACCCGTCGAGTCCTACGCCCGTAGGCGTGGGAGGCCGACAAGTCCACGAGCCCATCAGATGACGAGTACTTTGATTCGTTTGTCCCGGTACTAATCCGGGGCAGCGAAATCGGGGTACCCGAAATCGTGATGGATTGTGGATCGGTAAATGCCATTAGGCATTGCTCCTTCTGCTCACTCGAAGTGAGCGATTGTGGTGTATGGACAGTGCAAACTGTCCCGCTACGATCGGGAAATTCCGAGCGCAGCAGCTATGGAGAGTTGAAATGGTGACAAGCCATCCCAACTTACTCCAAAACCAAAGGGGCTTGCCTTCAGACGCTTCTTAGTTTCTGAAACTAAGGTCACGTCTGGAGTTGAGAAGGGTTGTCCATTCAATTGGACTCCTCTCAAACTATAGATACGCTTATGGACAGTATGTTCCATGATGTATCCATAGTGCAATACCAGGCCTTGGGTCATGACATCGGAAAGGTTCGAAAGAACATCTCCGGTGTTACTGAACCAATCGACGGCCCAGGACCAGGGTGTGAGTTCCCAGAGCACATCTGGCGTCAAAGACAGACCGAACAAACGGTCCGCCTGAGAAGCCAGAGACGAGATACCACCTAAACCAGTCGAGTTTAGGGGTAGCCCGTAAGAAAATGCTCCGGAGAACCAAGTCTCTACGTAACGAACGTCACGTACAGACCACACTCCTGGCGTGAACGGAAAAGAGCCAGGCCCCGTAGTACTAAACAAGGTTGCTGTTGGCACCTTGCTAGCGCTAAGGAGCGTGGTAGATTCCGTTCGCACTGATGGGAGATTGCGTCTTCTTCGGACGAGGTTCCCCTTATCCCGTTCGTATTGGCGAAGTATTTCATCGCTTTTACGAATTGTATCCGCAAAACTGCGGATATCGGAGATGAGAGGATCCCAGCCGAACTCCTTATTCAGATACTCGCCGCCCGCATTACGCGCGCGAAGAGTTCTGTCACGCCACATGGAGGAACCCACGAGAGAGGGTAAACCCTCTGTCACAAGTTCTCCTATGGCGACAAGGAGGTTAGACGACGCGTTGGTTGGCTTACATTGGGATATCGCCGTGGCACCCTTAGCTCGAAGATCCACATCAGTGGAATCGAGATAAGTAGGCCATATTGGCT